TTAAATCTTGAAGTGTACTAAATGGCATTGTGTATTAATTCCAGTGTTCAGAATCTACATTTAAATCCATGCCAGTCTCTAAAGATAATAACAATTCAAAAGTGTCTTGCTTTATCATCTCTGATAGCTGAACTATTCTTTTTACCGACTGGTCAATCTCATCAAAATTGTTATCTGTATTTAGAGTTGCAAGTGATTCGACTTCAGTAGTTATTTTGCTTAAAGCCTCATCGTAAAAACACAGGCGATCTGCAACTTGATCGTTTCCGTATAAATCTAGTATTGACTTTTTAGCGTTATAAATGCAAAGCTCTAAATCTTTAACGCCGGTAAGCAAAGATTGCAAAAGAATTTCCATCATCATAGTATTAATTGCCCATTAAAGTCTTTTAAGTATTTATTAGTGCGATAACACTAATTAACCGCCACTTAAAAGAATTTAGTATAGAATTAATCGGCAATTCGCTTTCGCTTAGAAAACATCAATACTGATTTTTTACCAACTGGCTCAGTCAAACCAGCCACGCCAGCACCGGAGCCAACCGCATTTGCAGGAGCATCTTCTTCTACTTGTTTTAATTTTGTGTAGTAATTTGGCACTTCTTTTAAGTGTGCTAGAACAATCTTGCCGAGGTCTTTCTTTGATTTAACAACGTCTAACTTTGAGCCATCATTGTGTTCAGATTCTACTTTAAGTCCCATTCTGAATTGCTCAAGGTCAACTTTAGACCAATCTACATTTAAAGAATCGCCAATAGCTTTAGCATCGTCTTTATTGAAAGTTTTGGCTTCAACCAATAAAAGTTCTTTAAATCTTTTTATCATATCTTTCTCAACACACCAACTATTGTATTATCTAAAGCTATATCTGTGGTTAAAATTACATAGTTTTCTAAAAAGAAAAGTTTTTCTGGCATAAAATTTAAATATATCAAAAACGTCTTTAGTGCAGACCAATACTCTCTTTCTATTTTAAAAAACAAAAGATTTGTTATTTCTTGTGCAGAAAAAACATTATATAATATAATCAAATGATTAAGAATCAACCTCTCTTTTAGCTGATTGTGCTTCTTGTACTTAACAAGCAACCGTCTAATGTAACTAATTCTCTTTAAATCTTCATAAAAATCATCAATGTCTATGCATTGAGGATTTACATAGCTTTTCATGGCATACATTATATAATTTTTTTCAGTTAATTTCATTATATGCAAATTATAATAATGTATGCCAGTTGGCTCAAATAACTTTAATTATGCCACAGTTAATGTTGCAGAATTAGATGTTACAGTAACGGCACCAAGAGTTGCTGAAACTACAACACGGTACTTATCACCATTATCAGCAAGAACTGTAGTGGCACCAGTTGTATAGCTGGCAGACGTAGCACCAGTTATATTTGTCCAAGTAGTTGTATCTGTTGCCTCTTGCTTCTGCCATTGATATGAAAGAACGCCGCTGTTTGTAGCTGAAGCAGTTACGCTGAATGTTGCGGTTGCTGGTGCAGTTACCGAAGCATTAGCTGGTTGTGCGCTAATTGTAATTACTGGAACATCAGGAAATGTTGATCCGTCAGCATCGCCAGTAATGAACTTTCCTGGAACGAGAGTCTCGGTTCTATTTCGAGTTACGCCACCCACATTAGAATATTGCTGATGTCTAACCCAACCAGGAGTAACTATACCTTTAGTTCTATTAGTTGTATTTTGAGATTCAGCAACACTAATTCCAAATACTTTATCAAGATCGTCTACTGGAATATAAGCTGGTTGCTCGTTTGCAGTTACAGTCAAACCGCTAGCCGAAGTTGCAGCATATGGTGTGGTTAAAGTTAAAGATGTATTACTTGCTATTGCGGCAATTCTATACTCTACACTAGCAATAACTAGAGTTTGTCCAGGTGCAAGTGCCGTAGTAAAAGCAGTACCAACGCCAGTTACAGTTGCGCTATTTTGAGTTACCGATACAGTGCCAGACACCGCTTTGGTATCATCATTACCCCATAATGCCATAAAATTATCTCCTTATTCGTATTTAAATTTGTTACTCTCTTTCGATTTCCATTGCTAATTGAAGTGCCTTTTCAACTTCTTTATTGAAAAACGACATTGGTTCAACTAAAGTTTTCAACTCACCTACAGTTTTAGCTGCTGGCATATCCATTGTGGGATATATTTTAATTCCATTATGTGTTGCATATTGAAGCAATATGCGAAATTCTGCTCCGTTATCGACCGATGAAGTTTTTAATACATCGGCGTGTATTGGTTCGGCTTTCATTACACTACCTGCGGCTACCGCACCATTAGTGGCAACTTCATCTGGACGTATTGCAATGTTTTCTTTTATTTCTTCTTTTTCACTCTCAGAGCTTTCAATCTCTTCATTTGTAGATGTGCCTCTGGCCTGATTTACTGCGGCTATTGCCATTTTTATTTTATCTTCTTTAGATTTTCCAGCAAATCGAGGATTATCACTCTGCAAAAAGTCGTCTATGGCCCTTTTAGTTGCGCTTTCTTTAGAGCCCTTTTTTAAATTCAATACTTCATCCAATTCTTCTGAATCTTCGTCACTCTCAGAATTTTCTTCAAGGTCTTTTCTTGGCTCGCCACTAGAATTATAAAAAACCTCATCATTTGGCATATGGGTTTCCATTTTATATCCGCAAGAACATGCCTCATCTAAATGAACTTGAACCCAAGCACTCAAGGCTTTTCTGTCAAGCTCATTTAATTGCGACTCACGTTTAACTCCAAATCGCTGAAGTCCTAGCGCCATGTATTGCTCATATAGAGCAGAATATTGCTCAACGCTTTCGTCCAAAATATTCTTGGACGCTTCTATAAGGGACGCTGGAAGTTCTTTAAATGACATGTTTACCCCTGATTAATACAATTGAAACTGACTATTTTATAAAAAATACAATATATTATTTAGTTTTATTTATATAAATTTATTCTTTCTTATTCTTATAATCAGTTTCATAAAAGCCGGTTCCATTAAACTTTGGGGCAGACGGAACAGATAAAATCTTCTCAACACATTTACCGCAATTTGGACAAACTTTTATTTCTGAATCTTTTATCGCTTGAATAACCTCAAAGATGCCACATTTTTCGCAAACATATTCATACAGCGGCATAAACTTAATTATGCCTCCGAAGACTCATCATCTTTTGGTAGCTTTGCTATTAATGAATTTGTAACAATAGCCACCGTATCTAACATCTGAGACCACTGAGCACTTAAAGAGCCAGGAACCCTATCAAAGTCACTTAGAAATTGGTGCACCTTTCGTAGTGCGCCAATTTCTTGTTCAGGCAAAATAGCTTCAGGTTTAACAACAACATCAAGAACCTCGTCATTATTAGTCATCTCACCATCAGTCACAGTATCATTAACATTATTCATAATTTATTCCTTTATCAATTAATTATCTAAAACTACACCCCTAGACTTCTTATCTTTTTCATATTCCATCTGTCGGGCTTTTTGTATTTCTGCAAATTGTTTATCTCTAAGCTCTTGCCTTTCTTTCTTCTGTTTTTCTCTAGTTCGCCTAATTTCGGACTTTTTACGAAGTGCTCGTCTTTTTTTATAATAGCCAAGATCGGTTGCATACTGATCTTCGTTTATTGATTTATACGTGGTTTTTGGAAACTTTTTGGCAAAATCTATTATTCCCATCATAGGATAATCAATCTTATGAGCCTTGACTTTCATTTCGCCATTTATCGATTTTAAAGCATATAGTTGATGATGTCCGTCTAATATATGATTATCATTAGATACCATAAATGGCTTAACTTCTGATATGTTAGACTTAAAATCATCATGCTTAATCTTGACTTTATTAAGGTTAATTTCATTTTGAGTTGGCTTTAATTTAGAAATTTCCAACTCAGCCTCTTCAACCTTAACTCCGTTAGTCTTGAGAAAATTAATAAATTCTCCAATGTCAGATTTCTTTATTTGAGGCATCTGGGATCTAGGAATATTCAAAGAATCTGGAATTTGTTCTATTTGCTCTTCAAGAGAATCTAAAGAATTCATTCCTTCGGCCACTGCATCAAACAACTCTTTAACATATTTTTCAGATAGGCCAGACATTGCTCCAGATTTAAACTTTTCAAAATCTCCAAGTTCAGCAGATTCTCGCATCTGAGCAGTATTAATACCTTCAGCAAGTTCGGAATCAGGATCTTTTTCATAAGTTTCTACGACATTGAACGACTCTAAACTTAGAGATTCTCCCGACTTAACCTTTCCTCTAAAATTAATAATAGATTCATATAGCTTCTCATCAACCTCTTCTGGCACAAGCATTACGACATCTGTATATCCTTCAGCCACCAGGTGTGCAATCGCATCTTCTACAGTCAAAACGTTTTCGGAATATATAAAACTTTCAGCCATATGTGGCATGGCCATTTTCAAATATTTTAACCTAGTATCTGCCGATAGAGGATTATCTTCCATCTCTCTAACTCCAGACACGAAAACATGCGGAGTTGCACCAAAATTTTTGGCTTCTGACATTAGGCGCTCTATCATTTTCTGATGATTTGCAGTTGGAGGATTAAATCTTCCCATCATCATTGCGGCAACTTTTCTTTGCAATATTTCATTAAGTCTTTTCATTTTAGTTTCTCCTTAATTTGCATATGCTATCTTTACGGCCCGCAGAGTTGTTGCCGAACCAAGTAGAGTATGTGTCGTATCTTTCTCTAATATTAAGTCTGCATTTCCAGCAACCATTATAGTTGCTACCGTAACGCCAGAATTTTGAATTGTAACAGTTCCAGAGGTTGCCGAATTATTAAAAATTCTAACAACATTTGCCAAACTTATGTTATCTCCGACGCTGGTGCTAAGAGCTACTTCTTGAGCCAATGGCTTTATTATCATAGAGTTTCCGATTAATTTAGTCTTTATTATTTATGATTTTTGATACTGATTTGGCAGACCACATCTTACAAGACCAATAATTGGCTTTCCATTTTGGTCCTGGGTTTGCACAATTATGTCTGGCTCTATAATTGGCCCTACGTTCGGGATCATCCCTTTTTATTTCCATGTTTGGATCTCCGAAACGAACCATGACAACATTTCCTTTATCATTCTTAACATAAACGCCAAATTTTCTAGGACCACCTGGAGTTCTGAATGGCTTATTGAGGGTTACTTTTTTGCCCTCATATTCTGATGCCTCGTGTATCTCTTCTTCAAAGATTAAATCTTCTTCATTAATATCTTCTTCTTTTACGCAAGATCCTTTAGAATATGGCTCTTTACCCGGAACTGGCCTAAATCCTTTCCAACATCTTCCGGCCTCATCTAAAGATTCTAGTAACATGTCCTTAAAGCGTCTCATTATTTTTTTCCTCCGTAATATTCTTTGGCGAAACCTTCGGCTAGTAGCAATTTATTTATATTTACGCCATCATGTATTATCTCGGCGAGATATCTGCCATATTTATCACTTGATTTATGAGTTTTTACAGTTACTATTTTTCCTTCAATCAAATCTGTCAACTTTTTGGTGGCCAGATTTGCTAATTGCCGTTCGCTGACATCTTTAGATTTAAGCTCTGGCGTATCTATGCCATACAATCTAAGTCTAATTATATGTTGAATGTGAAACCCAAGGTCAATTGAAACATCCAGAGTATCTCCGTCTATAATTTCATGCACTCTGGCAAAATATTCAAACATATACTGTACTATAAATTTTATACAGTAACTATTTATAATAAATCATTTATTTGCTACCACTCAAAATCATCGGCCTTTGACTCTGCGATTTTAGGTTTTGCAGACTGTAGTTTGTGAATTTCTCCGGTGGGCATTTTTTTGTATAAATCGGTATCTATAAGGTCATCTTGTGCCGATTTTTCTAAGTCAAACAAACGCATCTTTGATCTATCTATGCCAACGACAAATCGCCTAAGTTTAGAAACATCATTATATCTATTCTTAAGTTGTTTTACTAAAATTTGTCCGAGCTTATCAAGCTCTTCAGATGTAGATAGCGCCAACATTAAGTCTGCGGTTGCCGGAAGACCAAATGACTCAGATGTATTCTCTAAGCCAATATCACTAGAAGTATAGCCTTGTCTATTGGTTTGTGTTGCTGTCCAGATTGGCAAATTAAACTCTACTGCAAGCCCTCTAAGCTCTTCTGCAATACTTTTCACATATGTGTAACTATTGGCGTTGCTGTTTGGTGAGATTCTTGAACTTATAGCAATATTTAGGTAATCGACAAATATAGCATCTGGAACAAACCCACTCTTTAAATTAAGCTCATTTAACAATGACCTAAAGTGAGTTGTAGATGCAGATGCCGTCGGATACTCTTTTATTATTAGTCTGCCAACGGTCTTTGACTTTAATGATTTTATTCTTCTCTCATATAAATCTTTTGATATATTTGGCAGATCCTCTAGTGATATGTTTAAAAGATTTGCATCTATTCGCTCTGCTATTCTAGCCTCAGACATTTCTAAGGTTATATAAAGAACATTTTTGCCTCGCATGAAATAACTTGATGCGATATGGCACAATGCAAGAGATTTTCCTGTGGCAGTTCCGGCCATAAGCACATTCAACGTCTTTCTTGGAACACCATCTTTTGTTATTATGTTTAGACACTCAATATCAAATGGCAACTTCTCTTCTACTTTATGATAGAATTCATATCTTTCATCGGTGTCTTCAAGATAGTTATGGCCCACATTAGGGTCAAAAGATACTGATAGAGCATCAGTAAGTATCTTAGGGATACTACCCTTACTTAACTTGCCCTTCTTATCATCGGCAATCTGTATGCTGTCCATCAAGGCAAGATATAGTGCCCTATCTTTGCACCAACTTTCGGTTTGCTCCAAAAGCCACTGCATATCAACATTAGATGGCTCTAGACAAAGAAGTATACTCTTCGCCGCAGTCTCTATGGTATCACCAAGCGAATCATCTTTAGATATTGAAATTAGTAGGGTTTCTACAGTTGGCAATTTATCATACTTTAGAATGAACTCTGAAATTTTTTCATATACTACTTTTTCAGATATTTCACTAAAGTATAGTGGTTTTATAAAAGGTAAAACTCTTCGTGAGAAATCTTCATTAAAAATTAAATTTTTTAGAATTAAAATTTCTATTTTATCGTTCATTTGTCTCTCTTGATAATTCTAGGTAAAGT